AATAAATTTATTATTTGTTTCTAATTGTAATTTTGCTCTATTTTCATATCTAACAAAATATCCATTAAGAGGTTCAAAAAGTCCTTGATCTACAGAACCAGTTAATGTCATTAGCTTATTAAGTAAATTTAGATTTCTTGCACTTTTAGGTGTGCCTTCATCTAAAAACCAACCTATCGCTGCTGCCCTTGCAGAAGCTAAATCTTCGTAATTGCCAGCATATATATTACCTTGTACTTGTGCATATTTTTGTAAAGTATCACCATCTAAAGCTGCTGCATTTGTTTCTATTGATGCTGCTTTTTGTGGGTTATCTCCTTTTATTCTTTCTAATAAGTTTGCTGCTTCATTTCCTTTATTTGCATTAAGTAAATCAACGTATAATAATAAATCATCATTTAATTTTTTTTCTTTTAATCTTTTTGCTTCTGCTACTATTCGAGTATCTTTTTTATAACTATAGTCTTCAACATCTTCTAATAGTTTGTTTTTTGTAGAAATAAAATCTGGGTGATTTGTAAGATTTAATTTACCACCAGCACCATAAGGAAAGAATTGTGCAAAACCAAAAAGTTCATTAGCAAGGTCTTCATCTCCTGTTTCGTAACCTATCTCTTTTGCTTTTGCAGCTAAAGTATCTAATATAGATTTATTAAGATTTGATCTTTGAGTTGAAGTTAAACCTAGTTTGTTAACATCATTTTCAAAAGTTTCGATTTGGTTCATCATTAATAAAAATTTCTTTTTATTAAAACCATCTTTATCTTGTAAACTAGCTGAATACATATCAAGAACATTACTAGCAATAGTTGTTGCTGAAGCTTCTATATTTGTAAATTCAAGCTTTTGATTTTCTTTTAATGCAAATTCATTAATCTTATCTTTTGCATCAATAAGATAAGGTAAAAACTTTTTAGTAAAAGTGTCTTCATCAATATCACCAACAGCATCTATAACTTCATTTATCTGTCCACTTTCCCAATCTCTATACTCTTGAGAATCTAGTGTAAAACTAGATAGTGGTTTACCATCAATCGTTGTTGTGCGGTAAGAATTTTTTAATTTAGTTTCTAAAGTACCACCTAAAATTTGTGCTTTGCTTCTTCTGAAAGCTCGATCATAAAATATATTTCCACCAATTAATTCACCTGATTTTAATATTTTTGTAGTTTCTTTAAAATCATCTAAAGAACCATCTAACGCATCATTTATAGCTTTATTAGCTTCTTTCTTTGCTTCTTTTTCAATTTGTGTACCAAGAAACTTTTGTAAGTTAGGATTTACTACTTTTAAAATATCAGCTAATTCTTCTGCACCTGTTTTTGGTAACACTCTTGGTGGTGCTACAAAAGTATCTACAGGACTAGCAGACGATCTAAAAGCGGTACTTTGAAAACTTGAGGTCATGCGAGGGAAGCAATAGAAGTATAAGAATTAAGACCTGATGTGGCTACATTAAGCAGTACAGATCCTAATGATGGTATTTGGTTATATGCCTGATTTATATTACTTTGTAATTCATTACGTCTATTATCTCTTTGTGCAACAAGACCATCAACATTTCTTCTGTATTGTTTAGTTGCTGATTCAAGTGCTTGATTTATAGATTCTCTCGCATTTGCTGACTGTCTTTCTGCATCACGCAATAAGTAACCAACGGTAAGACCTGCCTGTTCTGATGCTATGGTACGACCTCTAGCTTGTAATCCTTCTATAGTTTTTGCTAAATTTTCTTGTGCTGACGAAGCTCTTGTTTCTTTTAAATTATCTGCCAAAGCTTCTTGTTGTGCAGCAAAAGCTTGTTCTGCTGACCTGTTAGCTATTACTGAAGATTGATATGTTTGATCTGCTGCTGCCCTCGCTGCATTTCTTTGTGCAATTCCACTAGCTAAATTAAGACCAAGAGATGCCGCAAATAAACCAGCAGTAGCACCCGATAAAGTACCACCTGTTAAAGCTGCTCCAACTGCTGGAAGACACATTTAGGCAATCCTCAGAAATTCATAAAATGGTTTACTTTGTTTTCCATATTCTGCGTGATAATTAATAAAAGTAAACCCAAGACTTTTAAGCCATTTGATAGCTGTTGTATTCTCAGCATATACCATATTGTATAGCAAATTATAATTTTTCAATAGATCATCTACCCATTTCTTACCTTCTCTTACTAATTGTATTTTATATTTTCTATTACTAAACAATTCATCTGTTGTTATACACCATATACACCCATCACTTATCACACCACATAAACCCATTGGTTGATCTTCGTCACCAGCTATAGTCAATACCTGTTGTCCATACAAATATGTTAGTCGTAGTGCATCTTCTGGTTCTTTGCCTGTCTGATAATAAGCTTCTATTTTATCTATATCCCTCATGTTTTTACATACATGGTTGAGGTCATGTATGTTTGCTTTTCTCAAATACCCCATCTAGACTCTACGACTTCTCATATAGAACATAGCTTCATATTCTGCACTTGATAACTGTGTTGGTAAGAAAGTGTCATTCTTCACATCTATATCAACCCTGTCTGCCCTACTCATTATTGGTACTCTGAACGTACCTGTCTCTAAATTTATTTGACCAATAGCAGCAGACGCAGCACCAAGCAAACGACCAGTAAATTTATGTGTACTTGTATCTCTATTCTCAGGTGTTACTTCTACTCTAAAAAATCCTGTATCTTCAAACTTTATATAGAAGTGATGTAGCTGCAATCTGCCACTAATAAATTCACTTCTTTGACCAGCACCTTCTGTAAGTCTTTGTTGACTAAATCTATAGTGCATCAAGAAAGGTTCACCAATAATAAATTTACTATTTCTAAAATCACCATTGGCTGTAATGGTAGAAGTAGAACCATTTGTAGCATTTGTTGTTTGTATCTGCTGACCAGCTTTCAAAGCTACTGTATTGCCTTGAGGGTTTACAAAAGTACTTGTTTCACCGCTTGCTAAATATCTACCGACAATATTCATATTAGCTCTTAATCTATAAGGTACTGTAAAGGTGCTTACGTCTGTACTTGCGTTGTAGGCAACAGAAACACCTGTTGTTGCTTCTGTCACTTTATGATCTAGATGAAATTCAAACTCTGAGTTAGCTTCTCTAAACTCTGCTTCAAAAGGTATCTTTTCTAAAGTTGTACCATTTGCTTCTTCTACTACACAAAACAGATCAGTACCAATAAAGTCTATATTTCTAATAGACCTAGCAGAGTTAAATGTATAAGTTGACCAACTATTTAATATCTTTTGAAAGTTCTCTCCATATAACCATCTGTTTATGTATAACTTGTTTGGATTATCTGTACCAAGCAAAACCAAAACATCTTCGTTTGTACTAACAGCTAACTTAAAAACATTACTTGGTATAAGTCTTGGTACATGGATAGTGATATTACTTGCTTCTTTTATAGCTACATTCTCTTGTGTTATATATTCTCTTACACCAGCAAAACTACCTTTTTGAGTTAGATAGTAAATAGAAGAACCAGAACCTACAGGCTGTGCAGAATCACTAGATTCAAATTCTGTTGCTACTACCACGTTTGCAGTCTTTGGTGTCAACGTATCAGAAGAAGACGTAAGAACAAATTGCGTTTGATCTGAGAACAAGATCAACTGTTCTCCCATAGTTACTGCGTGTTTGAGGATAGCAACTTTAGTATGAGAAGCACCAACGTCTATAGGGTCAGAATCTATAACAGATATAACTGTCTCAGGAAAAAAGTTAAAGAACTCTGCAACTCTTGATAAGACAACATTATCATCAGCTAGAAACCCTAGTCTGTTTCTAAAGAAAAATACGTTGTTTATAGTAGCTCCAATAAAAGAAGGGTTAGGTGCAGAATCTTGATCTCCAACAGTACGTTCACCCCATTTAGGTAAAGTAAATGTTTGACCGCTTGCTGTATAACTATCACCATCTACTCTTGCAAATCTAAAATTACCATCTGCCTGACGTATAAGAACGTGTGGCATTGTTGCATAGTCAAACTTAAAAGGTATGCCAGCTTCTACAGTCTCTTCCCATTGCCCTTCTTCAAAAGTACCACCATTATTAGTGACAAACTTAACGTAATAATTATCAAAGTTTGTAGCTTCATCTCCTTTTATTTCTACGACATAACCATTAGGAGAAACAGTAGGCAAGTCAGTAAACCTTTGTACTGAATCTTTTACTACTGTTAACTGTGTATTACCTTGAGAGTCAGTACCATCTATGGAAAAATTACTACCATCATTCTTTTTTATATGTATAACAGGACCATTTCTAGCAATTGTAAAACCTGTAAGACCAGAGTTAAGACCTGCTACTAGATCAGATGCCACTTGTGTTGTAGATAATGTTGCATCATTTGTAGTGTCATCAGTAACAGTCACCCCATCTACAGTTATTGAATATGTAGTCTTATCTGAAACTTGATTTATAAATACAACAGCTTGAGTTATGTTGCCAGCACTAACCGCACTATCCATAGCAGTTGTGATGCTGGTATTTACAACAAAAGTAAAGTCAGCAATAGTAATAGTTTTTATTATACTTCTTGGGTTTGATGTGTTTAGGTAAGCAGTACCATCAGGTTTATGTACAGTTAGTTCAGTACCATCAAGCTCATAAACTTTGACGTTACCATTGCTAAATATTGCTACATATCTTTCGTTTATGTCTCTATTGATAGTTTGTATATGAACATTACCAATAGCAGAACTACTAAGTGTAGTAATAAACTGTGTGCCAGATCGTTTTGTTAGACCTTGTACTGGATTACTGTTTGCGTTGTCTTGTATGTCTGCATGGTCAGCTTGCTTTGTAGAGTCAGCAGCTTGTGATACACCTCTCAATAGTGTAGGTATTGCTCTTGAAACTACAGCCATAGTTACCTAATAAGTCCGTTTGCTGGTGAATAAGTATCAAAGACACTTGTTAATGAAGGATCACCTCTGAGAATGTTGTGATCTCCATTTGCTAAATCTGTTTCCATTAGTATAGCTCTTGCCCTTGTTTCGTCTTGTCCTGTATAAGTTCTTAAACCATCATCAGTAACCAACCTATCAACAAAAACTCTTGCAGCTTTGATTGTGATATAACGTCTAGCTGGTTCTGGTATCTCTTCAAAAGTTCTTAAATAAATAACAGTACAAATCAAATCTTCATCAAATTCAAACTTGTTATTTAATCTGTCATACAACTTCAACCCACGTTGTATTGCATCTATCGTTGGGTGTTGATGTATGTTTGGGTCAATCCGTAATATGTCTTGTGATAAAGCAATCTGATTAGAAGCATCTCTTGTAAGAGTTACATCTATCTCAGTATTAAAAGACCAACCTTCTGATTGAATCTCTTTGTTAAATTCTGTAAGAGTTGATTGAGCTAGTTTTACATCTACAGGAAGTGTACCAATAAGACTGTTTACAGGTGCTTCTCCTATAGCAGCCAACATAATGTTGATTGCTTCAAGCTCAGTGGTTGCAGCTACAGTCATTTTTTAGTACTTTTTTATTTTAAGTGAGTCTCTCCCACCTTTCTTTTTTTTCTTTTTAGATGAATGATACATAATAAAAAAAGGGTATCTAGTAATAAGATACCCTATAAATTGAAATTAAGAAGCAGCAAGTTTAATTGTTGCAGCACATTCTGGTCTTAGGATTCCATGACCAAGTGCATATTTAGCAACCATTAATGTACCTTGATACATAATTCCGTAGTCCTGACCTGAGATTTCAGTTGTCATATCCATAAGTTTTACTGTACCAACAGCAGACTTGTGGAAGACAAGACCAATAGTTTTACTATCGTCACCTGAGTAAGTGTTGTTCGCACCACTTGGGTTAGAAGATACGTTACTCTGAGGTACGTTGTTTGACATCATGATGGGTATGCCAGCAACTTGTTGTACCTTACCAGAAGCAAACGAACCATTACCCTGTGGGTTGAAGTCCACATCTACAGTTCTTGTAGCAGACTCAGCAAGTTTGTAATACTCAGCAGGTGGTAATACACAGAAGCGATCTGTTGGAGGAATGTCTCTCTCGTCAAATGCTTGTGCAATATCATAGATAGCACCAGCTAGTTCATCACCTGTAATACCAGCAGAAGTTGTGTTACCAGCACCAGTTGGGAAACTAGATACGATACCACCTTGTCCACCTGATAATGTAGTAGATGCTCTAGAAGCATTTGCTATCATCTTTGCTACGTTTTGATCGTAAGTACGAGCCAAAGCTTTACCAAGTTCATCAGCGTAAGTAGCTCTTACGTCATAATGATTCTTAAGTTCGTCTAAGTTTGAGACAAAAGCTTGAGAAATTAGAAGATCATCAATGTTGATAATCTTTTCGTTTGCCTTGATTTGGTTAGCACCAACAAGAGGAGTTCCTACTGTATGGTATGCAGCAGTAGCAGTTCCAAGAACAGGAAACTGTGCTGACTTACCACTTGTGATAGTACGAACTGAATGAAGTTGCTCGTTAAAAATGTTATTTCTGGCAAACGCAGTTAGAACTTCTCCACTAAAAACTTTAAGGAAAAGTGCGTCAAACGCTGTACCAGTATTATTAACCAAACCAAGACGTGAGACTGTGGCGTTAGCCATAG